GTTTTTTTCTAAGCCTTTTCATAAATTTTTGAAAATGCTCTTTATGTAACGAACCATCTTTTGGTAAATGGTCGTTATTATATGTAAGGGTTATAAAGCAATTATCTTCATATAGGGACGCTTCGTGCATACATCTCATTGCCCATTGCCTAGATCTTTCTAGTCTACACCCTATACACTGACCGCAAGGTACTGTTACCTTTTGGTCTATCCATCCATGTTTTGGATTAAAGACTATATGTGTTCCTCCTCTTGCTCTATAACCTTGCAATGGATGATAGCAAGGCATTAACTCCCCCTATAGTCTAATACCGCCCCTCATTGGTCGGTCTTGTAAATTTTTATAATGAGTGCGACTCGCACTCTTTGTAAACATCTTTTTAGAAGTTTCTCTATTTATTTTATTTCTTCGCATTGTTCCAATACTCCAAGTTTTCTTTTAGTTTTTTATTTAGGACTGTGGTCCAGTTATCTAGGTTGTTTAACAACCAAGGTATTAAAGTTGACTTTATAAGTCCAACTATAATTTTTTTTATTATCGCTACGCTCATAATTATCTATTCTTTCTCCCTAAACGGTCGAAATTCAGACTGACTGGTGTCAGTCAGCACAGTTACATCAAGTGAGTAACTGTGCCCATATCGTTTCAACCTTCGGTTTTCACTTCCGTTTCAGCCGTTTTAACGGCTTCCACAGGCTCTTTTGAGCCTTCATCACCAATAGGTGCAGATACTTCTGGCTTTTTAGCCAAACCCATTTCTACCAACTTATCTGCGTTGGATTCATCATCTACAAAATCTATAAATTTTGCTGGATCATTATCGAATTTATTTCTTATTGCACTCGGTAACCCCTCGAACATAGTATTTGCAGCCGCTACTGTATTCATCGCGTCTTGGTAATCATATCCGGTCATATCCGCATATTGTTTTTCGAACTGGTTTAGATGGTCTATCAGTCCAGTCTTATTGTACTTACGTACTATATTATTTATGTCTGTCTCATCTTTATGATTCTGTTCCGTTAAACCATCACCAGTTGCGATTGCAACTCTCATTTTTTGTCCATAAGCCGTTCTAAATGGAACGCCGTCTACTTTATCTTTATTTGCCATTTTTTTTCTCCTATTTGGAAGTTAAAATTTTAACGTCCACCTATAAATCGTAAGGTTATTAAAGCCAATCGGCTTTATTATCTTTTATCTTTTGTTTTCTTCTTTGTATTATTTTTTGTTCTTTATTATTAATTTTATTTTTATTAAATACTTTGTCTACTATATCGCCGACTTGGCTACCTCCAACTCTCGCTGGTGCACCATATTTTATAACTTCCGTTTCTTCTCTAGTTTTTGCTTCTTGTGCTTGAAGATTTTTAATTTCTTGTTTTAATCTTTTCATTTGTAAAGCACTGCCTACATTATTAGCAAACTGAGGCGTTGGTGCCATTGATCCTGACGGAGTACTGGCACCTCCTACCGTTCCTGCTAGTATTGGATTTAATCCAGCCGCTTTTAAATCTTTAACTGCTCTTTGATAAGAAGTTGCAGATTGTTGGGCTTGAAAATCCATTTGTTTTGATGCTTGTCGCTTTCCAAACGCTGCTTCTACAAGCGTTGGTGCGACTGCTGCTGCTATTGTTTCCCACATATCTTAAAAATGGTCAATCTTACCCGGTACACTGTATACCGGCATAGGTCTGGCACACTTCATCGAGATATAAGAGTCAAATATGAAATGCGGCTCTGAAGGCACGGCAATGACTCTGTCAAGAGGAGGGTTTTCCTCAATGAAGGTTGAATTTAACCCAGGTAGTGAGGAGAACTCCTGAGATAAGTGCCAGGCATCCAACGACTGAGCGTCATTACTACGGAATTTACCCGTAATCATTGACGGCTTATATCTATATTCTGCATACCTTTCTTGATAACCAAATACGTTTTCATCTGATGCAGAACCATCTGCATAGATCTCTTTATTAAGGACCGCTTGTTCACCAATATGTGACAAAGCTGGCCAATAAAAATCGTATCTTGTTTGACGACTAAACATTCTATTTAGTCCTTGTTGATATGTTAAATCTGCTCTTACTGATACTAGACCTAAAATAACACAATGTTCTGTAAATGACTTCGTAAATCCATGATTTGTTAACGAAGCCGTTGCCATTGCCGCTAAATTACCCTGCGGGCTTGTTGCGTCCGTTGAACTAGTTTGTTCAATCGGTGTAACATTGACTGGCGTGCTACCGCCGCCAAGGTATTCTGGTCTTTGCAATCTTGCATCTGGACTTGTAACTCCGAAATGCGATTTAACAATCTCTGTATATCTTGTTCCGCCACGTGCGTCTCTCTCCAATAGTTTTTGAATTTGAAATGCTTCTCTTAACTGATTAATTGTTGCTGACGTTGCTGTTGATAAGTCTGCATATAAACCACCATTTGGGTCAATACTCATCTTATACGTATTGTTATGCAATTCACCAACTGCGGTTGCATATAATGTACCGCCAGTAATTAATGTATCTGTATTTTCTTGATATAAATATGCTTTTGGCGCATTACTTGTACGTAATACGTCTGCAGTATCACCTAAAGGTAAATCTACTGCATCACCTTTTTGTGGCCATGGTAAACATGATGTGAAATAATCATGTCTTTTTCCACGTTTTAACAACGTGTAATTTGTATAGTTATCAGGTCCATCACCTTTATCTACTTGTACTGAATCTTGTAAATTTTGGTCTCTAAACCATTCGTTATAAATTAAATTATAAGCTCGATGCCAAAGCGAATTATGTTCTATACCTCCAACTGCTGTTGGAATACCAAAATAATCATGTAATGTTTGATTACTGTAACCTGCACCCGGTGCACTCATTGTTGGTACTGTGTAATCTATTGAATCTCCCGGATCTACTTGCTCACCATTAAACTTCTTCCAATTGTCCCAAATTAAACGTACTGGAACAGCAAAAAAGTGCGTATCCATATATACGTTATCCATAATTGGGAATATAGGTGTTGCCATTCTGGCAAACGCTGTCATGTTTGTATTAAATGTATCTCCCGGTAACGCTTCATCTACTAATATAGGTACTAAATAACCTGCATCAAATGTTGTTTTTACACCGTGTGAACGATCAAAAGACGACCTTTCAATAGTCGCCTTTGGTACTTCACTAAACTGATGCTCCATTACAGTTTTCATTTTCATTTTTTATACTCCATTGTTACTCTTATTAACTCCCGAATTTCTTCAGGAGTTTTATTAAATTGTTCTTTGAGCCAAGAGATCATAACTGTTCCTTGCCTACAAACTCACTTGCGACACCTAAACTAATCTTTGTGTCTTCTAGTGTGAATGACGCCGTATGGTCGTCATATTCACCCATATAAAATAAAGTAAAATCCGCTGGATGTTTACCTATTTGTGAACTTTCATTATTTGCTTCATCTGTAAAAGCTCTAATTGCTAAACTTTGTGTTTGCATATAGAACGGGCTGTTATATGCCTCTGCTTTACTATCATAAATACTAAATATTTTCATTATCATTTTTAAACCTCCTCTAGGTTACGTTTTAACTTATTTAATTGTGCTTTTTTCACAATCTCCTTTTGTCTAAGTCTGTCAGGTGTATTATCCTTCCAGTTCTTATTCATCAATTCCACTCGCTTTTCTTTTATTTTTTCAAAGTCTTCTGGGTATTGATGTTCATACATCCTATCATAAAATTTTGGTGGTTTCAACTTTTTACCACGAATTGTAACAAAATCTTTAGGATATACATCTTTATTATATTTTTTAAACCATTCGGTTCCGATGCCCGGTCTACGGCTCATCGTATTATATTCAGGTAAT